TCCATTATAATTTTTACTCCCAAGGAGGGATTCAAAGTTATAAGAGGGAAGTGGACCATCCTTTCCAACACAGCACGGTTGACAGCCGTGATGTATCGATCTGAACCGGTTATTATGTTCCGACCTTCTCTAAAGGTCTACGAAGAACGCGAGAAACCTTTCGCCACATACGAACCCTTTTGGGGAAGCGATTAGTACGGAGACGCAAAGTTTCCTTTACGCTACGCATAACCACTAACTTAGTGGGGATCATAGAGACTTGAGTCTCAAGGTCCTCCATATCCTCTAAGAGGGCGGCGAGCTCCTGAGAGCACGCTTCGGAACCAGATGGGATCTCTCCCAACTTCTGTTCCACCTCTTCTAAGTGCTGCAATATAGGTCTCTTGATAGAGTTCACTATATTGAGTTCCCACCACTCATTCACACCGAATAGAGTTTCTTGACTCCAAAGTTCAGACAAATTAAAGCCGATTAAGGCCTTAAAGAGTCGTCGCCTCAGATTAAGACTTTTAAACCATGTTACTCGAGCATGAAAACTATCCAGGATACCCTGTCCCACCCCCGACACCCCCAGATACGTGTTTGCACGAGTCTGGAGGTACCAGCTAGCAAGATCAGGCGCACCATGAACCGCACCAGGTCGGGTTTCAAGAAGTACCGCCGATTGTACCCTTCGACGCAGTCTAGAAAGCTTCGAGTTCGAAGCCTTAGAGGCCGTGCGAAAGCCATAACCCAGGAACCGTAGTATCTGAAACCATGAAAGTCCTTTGCCCGTACGGTCTAAGACCATGCGGACTAATTCAGGAACCTCTCGGAGGCCGAGCCAACCAACTGCAATCCCAATTAAAGGAACCGGCATAGCCTGCGAACCTTTAAAAAAGAAACGTTTAGCGAACTCAGCGCTCCCATTAGTACTTATAATAGACTTATGAAGGCCTATTTGTACTCCCAGGGTATCACATAAAACGGTGTACTCTTTGGCAACGCGGTAATCCCCTATCACCACGTCGTCACCGAGGACGGCGTAGGCTGAGAACCATCCCCTAATCCCTGCTTTAAAAGCTGAGAACTGAACCATTGCATGGTGAACTAATGCGAGCATCGCCCAAGACGAATAAGCTCCCATTGGTTGGCCAACAGCGTACTTCGCACATACAACACCTTGCGTACCTTTTGACAGCACGTACCCATTTCTGAG